CGCGAAGGCGGCGTATATGTAGGTTTGCCCATTTACATTTAAAAAGTTTCCGGTTCTGTTTTTAAAACCATTTGACACAAAATCTATTTGGTTTGTTGACAGCGTTTGTTCAGCACCAGATGTATCAGGAAACAAATGATTATTTACTACATTATAAGTATTTCGTTTGTTATCTATAACATCCCAGTTATAGCCATTTGATGATGAATTTTTTAACAATATGTAGGCTGGTCTAAAGCCTGTGTAAACAAACGGCCCATCTGTACTACCGTTGCCTGTGTAACTACCAAAGGCTGAAAAACCCGTAATAGGCGCAAAACAGTAAGCAACCATGTTGCCGGAGTTGTTGTCGTATCCACTGCTTTGAACGCCAAATGTAGTGCTAGTGGGCGCTACCCAGTAGTTACTTCCAAAATTTCCAGCACCACTAGTATCAAATCCTAAATAGTAGTATTCATTGTTTGTGGCATTCATGTTCTTATGCCAAATACGCCAAGACGCTGTACTAGTTCTAACTTTTGTAATAATGAACGCTGGAGCTGTTCCAATACCGTGACCAATCTTTGTGTTTGGATATGTTCCTGATGCAGTCCAAGTAACAACACTAAAGCCAGCAGTAGTATTTGCGCTTACTGTACTTGTGATATCTCCTGCGGTATTCGTTACACCTGCGCCGTTGGCTTTCCAGTTCCATGCAACTGCGGTCATTGTGTTTTGATTGGTGTTGACATTTTGACCAAGAGTAAATCCATCACTATTTAATGCAGAAACCGAAACTTGACTTACAGATGGATTTAATTCGCCATCTGATAAATTTGTATATAAATTTCTATATCCATTTGTTCCTGCTCCGCGAACTACATCAACAACTGTGTTATTTGTAAATGACGATCCACCACTTGTTCTAGCTTTCAACCACACAAAATCAGGTTGAAACCCTACGCCAGTAATTGATTGCGTAGAACCATTCCCTGTATATAGCACCGTATTAAAGTAATCATCGCCCTGCACTACTGTCGGTGTTGATAGGTTCTGTGTGTTGAGTGCTTTGAAACCTGAAGGTGCGGTGTAGGCAAAGGGGCGCTGGCCGAAGTTTGTTGCAAGAGATACAGCATTATTACAAAGAACCATTGGAACAAAAGTTCCGCTTACTCCAGTAAAAGCAGTTCCTTGGCTTGATCCGTTTTTATAAAACACTACTGTGCCAGCGTCTAAATCAACAGCAATTCCAATTACATCATTGGTCGTATAAGAAGCGCCATAAGATGTTCCGGTTTGTCCATTGTATTTAGTTCCGGTATCGTTCCACGCATAAGATGAGTCTGCTGTCAAACTAGAATAGTTTGGTGTTGCTACAGTGGTTTTAACAATTCCAGCGGCCCACATTGAAGAACTAGCAAGCACCGTACTTTCCCAATACCATTTACCAGATGATATTGCTATTGTTCCGGTAGCAAGACCATTTGATGTTGTTCCTGAAGTACAAAGCGGTTGAAGATTCCCATTTGATAAGGAAATAGATGAGTCTTTCCACAATGGATTCCAAGTACAGTAGTTACCACGCACCTCACCACCAGCACCCGTATCTGTTCCGTAAGGTGTAGGCGTATCTACAAGACTGTCATTGTCTGCGCCAGCGGTAAAAGAAAAATTAAATGCTCCAAAATCATTATTATTACCAGACGCATCATCAATTAATATGCTTGGTTGCAAAGTTGGAACAGCACCAGTTGCGGGGGCTTGACCAGTACTACTACTAAGTAAATAAAAATCTCTAGACGGACTAAGTCTATAAATTGATGAATCTGAACCAAAAATCATTAATGTAAATTCTGTTGTTCCATACGATCCTGCTGTTTGAACCCACGATCCACCACTTCTATAAAAATATCTTGTTGCACTAGACAAACTACCATTGCTAGAAAAAACATACCCTCCTAATGCTTCCGTACCATTTGGCACATAATACAAATATTCACTACTTATTGAAGTGCCACCAGATATAGCTGTTGCATTTGCAAGAATGTCAGCTTTTGTTGTGTATAAAGTTGATGATTTATAGAGTTGACCAACAACAGATGAGTTAACCATCTGCAAATAAAATCCGTTAGTGCCGTATGTGCCTGTATATTGTTTTGGTTGCCATACGCCGGTATCTATGTTTGTTTCGCCAAATGAAGATGGGGTTAATTGCTGACCATCAATCCAATTAAATTCAGTTATATATCCATCGTATGGGCCAAGAGTACCAGTCCAATATGTACCTATAGAATGTAAAAACCCAGACGCATTAAATTGACTATCATTATTTAATGATGGGTAAGTCCCTGTTAAGGTTTGCTGAACCCCATTTACATAAATTTTTACTCTATCTGAACTAGTTGCTTGTGTTGAATCTACTGCTACAACAATGTGATACCACGCTGACGGATCACGAAAAACTGCGGCTGTTGTTACAGTTTGGGTTGGGGCTTGTTCCTCGTAGGATAAACAGGCTTCGGTTCCTCTACCAGATACCGTATTGAAAAATATCCATGATGTGTCTGATGCATTATCTGTTGATGTAAACAGAATTTTTTGATTTGCTCCAATATAAGCAATCTTTGTCCACAAACTCATCGTAAAAGTTTTACGATTGCTTGATGAACTTGGTGTACGGCTAAGATAAGCAGTATCCGCAGAATTGAACCGCAGACTGCGCTCAATCTTGTATTGGGCAACCCCAAAGGAACTTCCTAATAACAGTAGGTCTTTGCCACTCATTTATGACACATTCCCTGAAACAACACATACGGTTGAAGAAATAAACAGGATTGTTGCTACGCCACGGGTAGCCAATGTCATTGTGGCTTTGTCTGAATCTGTACCCGCAATGTAAGCAGTAGTAATTGAGCAAGTAATTGTTATTGCACCAGATGTATTGTTAAAGATTGAAACAACATCGCCTTCCGCAAAAGTTGCATCAGGAATAGTAATTGACCCACCTGATCCTACCTGTACATATTCGCCAATGTCAGATGTAGTCAGGGTATATGAACTTGTCTTAGTTCCAACCGCAGGGACATTCCTATATCCAACCGTATAGTTAACACCCGGATCGAAGAAAGTAACTGTCCGGCTTGCGCTCAATGTGCCGGGGGTAAATGTCAGCCTGTAAGAACTAGACCCGCCAGCCCTGCCGCTAAGAATGATTCCGTCTTGAGTAGATGTGCCTGTGCCAAAAGTTTGGCCCGTGCTGTTGTAAAAGGTATTTGCCCCGCTAAACGCATTGTTTCCAGCCGCAGTTACATCGCCAGAACCAACCGTAGCAAATGAAAATGCCCCCGATCCGTTTGTTACAAGTGCTTGGCCGTTAGTACCATCAGTTCCCGGCAACGTAAAAGTGGTGTCCGAGTTGGTATTGGCCGTCTGCAGGGTTGTCGTACCCGTGCCGCTGGCATTACCTTGAAGTTTAATGTTGCTCATGGTTGTACCTCAATCCAAGAAGTTGTTGGCTCATCCCAACGATATCGTTTTCCATCCTGCGGCATGGGGGTTGGGGCATCCCATAAGCAAGTTTCTTCATTCAGCACCCAAGAATCAAACGGTTTTGGCGGTATAAATGCATCCCGCTGTGCATCATAGGTATAACCAATGCCAGCGTAATTTTTACGGATGTTTCCGTTGTAGCTGGTTTGTTTCCAGTATGGATATCCGTTAGACCATTGAACTAAGAACGCAATACCAACTGGTTCGCTCTCTGGGAACGGTAAGTTTTGAATGTCAGAGTTATTTACTACATTTACTTCTAACACGACATTGTTTTGATCAAGTTTTGCAAAATGCGCCATATCTACCTCAAGCAGTATATGTACCGTTACCGGTAAAAGTATGGTAAGTGTAACCACCACTTGATGTAACAGTTCCACCTGTTCCTCTTTGTACCCCGGAGTAACGAAGAATTACAACACCTGCACCTCCGTTGCCACCGTTACCCCTGGTATAGCCGCTTGATCCATAGCCGCCACCGCCACCACTACCTTTATTTGCATCTCCGTTTCCACCGGGTCGAGTTCCCGTGTTTGGTGCAGTTGAATCCCACCCCCCACCATTGCCACCACCGCCAGATCCTCCAAGACCACCCTTACCCCAATCAGCGTTGTAAGCAGCGCCACCGCCACCGCCACCGCCAGCATAATAAGTTCCAGAAGAAGCAGGCCATTCAGCGCCATCGCCGCCCACCCCTCCGGCGCCATTACCGCCACCACCGCCAGTAGTCGTTCGATCTCCTCCAACGCTACTCTTTCCTCCACCACCGCCACCCCAAGGACTGCCACCACTTGCTCCGGCACCACCATTATTTCCCTGACCAGCTGTTCCTGTTCCGCCCGAAGTTGCAGAATGAGCGCCACCACCGCCAGAACCCCCATTACCAGCCGATGTACTTGAAGCTCCACCAACGCCGCTACCACCACCCGTAGCAGTTTGAGAAAAACCAGAACTATTCGACCCATTCACTCCGTTAGTACCGGTAGTCCCCTCTGCGCCGCCGCTTCCACCACCACCAACAGTAATTGAATAAGCGGTGCCAGGAACGACTCCAGTTGATGTTCCAGTAATCATTCCACCAGCACCGCCTCCACCAGCGCCGTGCCAAGTATTGTTTCCGCCACCACCGCCACCGCCACCGCCAGCAACAACTAAATATTCAATGTCGTATGACACTAAAGGCCAATTACTACCCATAAGAGCATTACGAACTTCATCTAGCGTCCAAACGCCAGAAGCGCCGCTTGAGCTAGGAAATTGTGCCATTACGAAATATCCTCATAAGAGCAAACTGCTTCTAAATCACTATTAGCGTTTGCAGTTAATCGAAGACTGTCGCCTTCTTCAAGATAAATTGGCTGATCAATAATACTAATTGAACCATCTGCGGGTACCGTTACAGTTGAAGCAATTCGATAAGCCGTAGAAGATCTATACACATCTACAGTTATATCCGCATTGTTAGCACCGTCTACGTTTGCCACATACAATGCGTTTACCTTAAACACTTTACCGCTTGCTGCAGAGTTAGTAACTATTGCAGTAGCAGATGTGGTCACCGCTTGAACAGCGGTTTTACCGTAGATTGCACTGACGTTTACTATATTAGGTGCAGCCATCTTTATCCTCCAAATACAATTGCAAACGCAATTGCTTTTCCGTTTGTTGCTACGTTTCCAGTTCCCGGCGGGGTTGTTGTTAGAACAAACCAAGAACTGTTGGATGGTAGTGTTATATCTACACCGGACGAAATAGTAATTGGTCCAACAGACAATCCGTTGTATCCACTTAGAAACGTAAAGTCTTGGTCAAGTGTGGAACTATTAGTCAAAATCCCTGCACTTGCTCCGCCAAATGCAGCTCGACCTGCTGGGTAAGTTACAAATACATCTTTGGCTACTGCGGCAAAGTTAACCGCACTTCCACCACTAGACGAGGCTAAAATCGTATCTCGACTAAGGGTTGTTCCAGACGATGTGTATGTACCAATCCCAACTTCCCACGTATTGTTAGTTCCATCTGTAATCGTGTAGTAAGTTGAGTTTCCATTACCAATTGCCGAAAACGACTGGAAACCGGCAACAGCCCCTGCGAGAGTGACTGTCCCGGTTCCACCTGTAGTTGTGGTTTCTTTGACCCTATCGGCTACTACAAAAGCCATGATTTTTCCTTAAGCAATACGAATGATTGCGTTTGATGCATCGTTGGTCGGGAAAATGATAGTGAAATCACCATCAGACGCAGTTTTATCTGCACCAAAATCCAAAACCGCCACCGAAGCATTTGTCAAAGTTGTATTTGCGTTGCTATTTGCTGACGGAGTGCTGTTATAGATTAGAGCACCGCGAGCAGTAAAGTTAGCATTAACGAAAGTTTCATCGGTAAAATCGCAAAAACCTGTACCAGTATTGGCGTTGATATTGGTTGCCGTTACTCCTACGTTAGTCAGAGCTTGACCACCAGCCGAATAGTTAGTGCCAGAAGACGACACTTCGTTTGATGAGGTGTATGCCGTGGTATTGGCATCCAACGAAGCTGAAGAGGTGTACAGAGCAATCTTAAAAATGTCTGCGCCTGTATCAGTTGATGGACGGAAATCATGCACCCCAAGCAGAAGTTCTGCTTTAAACGAGGTGGTCATTGCTTGGGTAATTGCCATTTCTTGGCTCCTTTATTCATCTAAAAGTTTAATAAACTCAGGGTGTCCTGCTTTCCTGAACTTGTTTGCTAAAGTCGTGTGATGCGACTTAATTGCCTCTTTCATATAAAAAACCAAAACATTACGGATTTGATTTTTAAACGCCTCAGCCTGTTCACGAATAGCAGGATGAGTTTGAGATCCCACGTAGATGATCTTATCCAATGCTCGTTCAGCAATTTCTTCAGGGGTAAAACCCCGCCCTGAAGTCGTCACCACTTTGATGTTGTTGCCTCCCAACAGGAAGGCTACTTCACTTAAATTGCTCATCGGACTGGATACCTCGCTTGTTCTGTTCGATACATATCTTGACGGTTCTTACCTTCACCCAACTGCTTCAGCATGGCTAATGCCTCATTGTAACGAGCAACGTAGTTGTCGTTAACATCTTTTTCACCTTTCATGAATGTATATGCCTCTAGTAACGAGCCATACAACAGAGCAGTGTCAAAGTTCTGACCAAGCCAAGTAGTTCCGCTAACATTGTCAACAATTGATTGCGGGTAGTAAAAATAGTGCAATTCCATGTTGTAGTCAGCGTTGGGCGTTGGCCCAAGAATTAGTGTTGAAGAGTCACCGGGGACGATGTTCGGCCCTTTAAAGATGGCATAGTGAGTTGGCGCCCCAGTTTCTGTGGGGTCAGGAAACGACTCCCTAATAAACTCAACGTCTTTATTTAGTAAAAACTCTTGTGTACCGTCAGGGTTAATACGAGATATAGAAAACGTAGCCAACCAGTCAGAAGGTAGCGAAAGATACTTATTCCCAGTTGTGCATTGCCCAGTTACGTTTTTACGGCTAACGGGCAGTTGGACGCTGTTATAAATCCGCTGTTCAGCCTGACGGATAAAGATGTCAATCTGCTCTTTATTTGTAAAGTCAGTGTTAGTGTCTAAATAGTCAATAACAACCGTGTCGGGAAAGTCATTCTCGACATAGGCTTGAATCGTCTTAAACAGCGTCTGGTAGTTCATTTATCCCAACTTTGTGCTGGAGTTAGTACCTTTAATTGCCGCACCAGTACCCCGAGTCTTAACCGTCTGGGTGCTAGGGATAGCGTTGGGGTAGCCGTTGTAACCAAAAGTGGCCTCGTTGCCCGTAACAGCAATCCCAGACTTGGCTATGGCGCTAGAGCCAGCCTTATCTTTTTGGGGCTTAACGTATTTCTCGGTAACTTTAGCCATAATCAAATCCCCGTCTTTTTAGAGGCTGGACGCATCGGGCTACGCTGATTCATAACTTTAGCCATATTGCGGCCATACTTCATCATGTCAGCGTTGGTCTTTCCACCAGCCCGGAGTTTGGTTAGAGGTTTTCCGGGGTGCATGGCCCGCTCGTGTTTATGAACTGCTTTCTTTGCATCCATTTCCTACTCCTATGAAGTTGTTACTGTTACGTTACCTACTTGCCCATTCGCCACAAGAAAGTTCTGTTGAAAAGGCAACTTTAGTGGGTTATAGAATCCTACCGGGTTCCACCCCCATGCGACAATCCTGCTACCCTGAGTCGGTACCCCGTACCCTGCCTCAGTCGGTCCACCATCAGGATTTGTCTCCAAACCATTAAGACCTGCCTGAAGATACGTAGTGTCTGGGCGGGGCTCCCGAACGGCTTGTGGGTCGTAGACCGGATACATACCGAGTTGTAACTGCGGCTGGTCAGGCTCCCAGCACTCTTGGCAGACCTTGATATCTATATTCTTGGTCTTAATGACTAAACGCCTTAGATCTCTTAGCTTGAATCGAAACCCGCAGCGATCACACTGCGAGATCGAAAACTTGCCAGAGGAAAACTTATTGCCCATTAGTAGCCACCACCCGTTACAAACATGTTGCGGGGCACAAAACGAACAGACGCTTTTTCACGGTCCTCACCGGAAGCCAACATCCATTGTTCTTCATAAGCCATCTTTAACATGTCTAACCGTGCGGCTCCTTCTGGGATCTTCATGGCTATGTAATAAGCCAATCCAGCAGTCAGACAAGGCAAAAGTCGGAAAGGGATATCTTGTATGTTTACCCCGTTGCCAGCGTCCTGTATCCGGCGCAGTCGCCAATAAACAAATGTGTAAACAGGACTAGCTGCCGTACCCTGATCCGGGGCAGGCCAGACATTAATGTTCGGTAGTTCAGGAGCCGTAACTGCCGCTCCAGAAGTGTGTGAAGTAGCCGTAGTGCCGTTTTGCCCACGGATACAGTTAAGCAGTTGAGTTGAGGTCGTGTTTGTATAGTTGATGGTCTCAGAACCAATCGTTACATACCCAGTTGCAGGCAAACCAACAGTAGAAGAAAGAGTAATCGTTGTTTCAGCCGGAGCAAGGTTGGCTGCTAGGGTTAACCCTGTCTTTCCAGTAGCACCTGATTGGCGATCTACCCAAACTTGAATCGGGCGACCTTGTGTAATTTTGTTAGGGATCGTGGCATAAGTAGATACCGAGATCCGGGTGATATTAATGTCAGTCTGAGTTGCCACTACTCCGTTACTCGTTCGGACTACGTGCTCAATTAGGTCAATCGTATCTACCGGTAAAGGGTAGGTCACTTGACCTTGCACCAGAGGGATTTGCCCCTCTTCAATAGTCCATAGGTTTACACCCCGGTTAGCCCACTCAATGGTCAGCAGGTTTAAGCTGCGCCGAGCCGTACGGACGTTATAACCCGAGCGAACCTCAGAACCGGCACGCTCAAACGCCTCTTCGATAATGTCGTTGAGGTTGAGATTAAATAGTTCGGTGCCGGTTGTTGTGCTCATATCACTTTCCTATGCCGAGCAGTCTTTTGAGCCACGCCTTTAGGCTGGGCGACGAACTGCTTTCCTGCGGCTTTTCCGGCTCGCTTGGCACGGGTGGTCGCGGCGTACTCTTGCGGCGAGAGCGCTTTGATGGCGGCGGAAGGGAGGTATCTTTCCCCTGTTGCCTGACTGCCTTGCGTAGAAGGTTTGCCACTTTTAGTTCTCCACTTTTGAGCCGTCCACGCTTTTAGGCTTCTCTGAGACTTTTTTAAACTCATTCCAGCGTTCCCGTTGTCTAATCTGCCTAAAATCCTGTGCCGTACTAATTAACCAATCAAAAACGTTTTCATCCCGTTGGCGGTCATAAACAGGGAACTTAATCCTTGTAGCCGCCTCCGGCTTTTTTGTACTGACTTGCCAATAGCTGTGCTTTACGGGCAGACCATTGTCCCGGAGCACCACCTTTTCCACCAGCCTTAATACTTTCAAAGAGCCGCTTTCGCATGCCGGGTTTGGTGTAGTTGCCTGCTTCATTTACTTTAGACTCCCCACCTTCTTTAAAATACGCAACCTCATTCGGATCATCCTTGCGTTTGATCGTCTTGGCTTTTGGCATCTTAGAGGGGCTGATCGCCCCCATCCCCCGGCTAGGTCTCATTTAACAGCCTCGCATTCCACCCATACGCATTTTGATTTCTTTACCTTTGGTTTTGCCTTTTTTAGCAACACCATCAGCAGCTTTATGACCAGCAGCCAGACCACCAGCAGCGTACTTCTTAACCTTACCGCCATTTTTCATACCGGCTTCAGCCATCTCATGTTTGATCATGGACTTAGGAGCGCCTTTCTTTTTCATAAAAGACACTTCTTTCTTCATCATTGATTTGGACTCTTTCATTTCTCCACCTTTCTGGAATTTCTTCCCCTTGTCTGCCTTCATAAACTCCTCACCCACTGAGCGAGGAACCCCTGCTTTTTTGGCAAACGACGGGTTATTAGCCACCGCAGCCATGAAGTTGTGTTGCTTTTTACTAACGCTTGGCACGAGTCTTACCCCTTTGTGCAATCCCATCAATCGACTTCATCATGCCACCAACCCGTGCCGTTTTGACAACAGGTTTGGCTTTTTTAGGTTTTGGTGTTGGGTACTGAATATTTTCACTTGGAGAGGGCATGCTCTCTGGACGCTTATATTTAGTAGCCTTTTCTTGTTGGGCACGGATTTTTTCACGGTCTGTCATAGAAGAATACGCATCTTCAAAGGCTTCTCCTTCGTTCATGCGCCGTTCTAATTCGAGAACGTCAAAATCCTTTGCCATTACACCATTCTCCCTTTGGTTTTGCCCCGCTGGGCACAACCATCGGCGGCTTTTACGTAGCCTCCTGCACGCTTTTTAGTCATGTCATCAGCGGTTTTACCTTCGTACTTTTCTTTTTCCGTGATGCCTATCTTGTCTAAAAAGTTGCTAACTTTTGCAGCACCTTTTTGAAGCATGTTTTCAGGCATGCTTTCTATAATCTGAGTGCGGGCTGATTTCTCAACCTTTTTCTCTGATTCTTTTTTATCGGTCATGATTACACCATCCGGCCTTTAGTCTTACCGCGCTGGGCACAACCATCGGCACGTTTAGAGGCAGAAGCAACCTTACCGCCTTTTTTCATGCGTTGCCTTGGAACACCCGTAGCTGCTTCCCTAGCCATGCGCTCTTTTTCTTCTTCCTCATCACGGTATTGGTCTTTATATGCAAACCCGGGAGCAAGCCCAAGAGCAAAACCACGATTTTCTTTACCAAAAGCACCAGAAGCTACTGCAGGGAGAATCCCACCAGCGGAAATAATGTCTCTAAGTTTAGGCATTTTTAAACCATCCTTCCTTTAGTCTTACCGCGCTGGGCACAACCATCGGCACGTTTGGAAGCGGAAGAAACTTTTACTGAGCCACCTTTTTTATATGTTGTTCCCGTTCTAGGATGCCGGGCACTACCCCGGAATAAATCTCCTAGTGTACGAGAAGATCTAGCGGCCTCTCCGTAAGTAGAAGAGGCTTTTGCATCCCCTGCTGGTTTGGACATGGCTTCCTTTACTTCTGCAATTCTTTTGCCTTGCCTTGTAGTAGGACCAGAAGTAGAAGGTTCTGTTTTGGCAGTGGGAGTAGATGCTTTTTTCTCACCTGCCATCTCAGTAGTGAACTTCTTGCCCATGTACTCAAACGTTTTATCACCACGACCACGAGCGGCTTTAAAAGCATCTCCAAAAGTCATTTTCTTTTCGGGGGCGGCAGCGGCGGCAGGTTCGCGTGCAATATCGCCTTCTTCGTCCCGAGCGCCGCTAAACGGATCAACGTCATCGCCTTGAAATGGATTAGCCATTATTTAGCCCCTTTGAATAAGCTGGTTAATTTTGTCTTCAAGGCGGTTAAACCTTGCATCAATGTGTTCCAAAATCCGATCAATTTCTGCTTGAGTGACGTTATCACGGGCCACCTCCTCGCGAGTCTTATTGATTAAAATGTTGAGTCGGCTAAGTTCAGCGACTTTCTCTTTCACCCACATCAACAACACCGCCCCAGCCAAGGTTAGAGCAGCGTTCCATAAAAATAGTACGTCTTGATTCATTAACACTTCCACCGCTTTCTAGCCTGACGAATACGGCTATTAGGATCTTTAGCGGCTTCAGGAAACTTCTTCATCTGACCAGCAGATCGAGCACAAAACGACTTACGCCGAGCCGCATCTTTAGGGCCCGGGTTATCAGATGTAACCGCAGTCTTTAATTTTGATCCCGGATTGGCACGACGGTACGCCGCTACACCTTTAGCAGTCATGCCAGCACCCTGCTTGGTCGGGCGAAAATTACCCGACTTCACAGAAGTTGCTATACCCATGCCTTTGGACTTAGCCATAAAACAATGTCACCGAAGCAGTATTGGTAACAGTCCCATGCAAAGCACCATCTTTACAAAGAACGCCTTCGCCCGGGATCGGGATGATTGTGTACCCTGCGCTAGAAGCGGCGGAAGTTTCTACGGTTATGATAATTGAACCGCCAGAACCACCTTGACGAATAACTACCGATCCAGCATCCGTACCATTTTTACAGTAAATAGTTTTTACACGGCAACGAGGAATATTCTCGTTTGCTTGATCTTTAAAGTTACCCGTAGATGCCAGCGGCTTTGTCGCTAGTACATCATACTGTTGAGTTGACATCTTGGTTCTCCGTAATTGGTTCTGGATCTGGAAGTCCTAAGTCTGACAACTTAATAGCATCAGGCTCAGGAGTTTCCATTCTCACTATTAAACTTTGCAACACATCAATCGCCGCTTGAGAAGCAACGGCCACGTTATGTGCGTGATCTCGTTGCTGCTGCATGTTTTTGATCTCTGAGAGCAAATACTCTTTAGTGATCTCCATTAGGGAGCAACGTTAGTGCACATAATGTAGTAGTTCGTACCGCTAGACGAAACTACCTTAATGCTGTGCGTAGAATCAGCCGCTACGTGTGCAACTAACATTGCAGCCGGAAGATTCATAAGATTGCCAATTGTTCCAGAACCGCTGTTTGTCACACGGATAAACGAAGCATTTCCGGGCAGAGTTGCGCCAGCGCCAATATCCGAATCAACTTGCAGGGCAGCAACAGTACCGCCAACGGTCACACTGGCAGCAGCGCCAAGAGTCACACGCAGACCGTTACCAGCACCAGAAACAGAGCCTCCGGTATTAACAGACAAAGAGATGTGGCCGCCGTTTACGGTTCCGCCAGTAGCAGCATTTGCACCGGTAACACGGGTAAGCCAACGTCCAGTCTCACCAGAACCAGTCGAGGTAAAAGTCAGACGAGAATAATTTAGACGTACATCGCCAGTTGTATTTGAGGCGGTTACGTACGAGGAAGAAACGTTTGAAGCAGTAGTTACAGTAATTGGGCTAGAAGAGGTACCAGACTCAAAACCATTTTGAGAATTTACTGGACCTGAAAAAGTAGTACGGGCCATTTAAAACTCCTTGTGTTGTAGCACATCGCCTTACCGTCTCTACAAAGTCTGCTAGGCCAGTCGGTAAGGCTTAAACGCCTAGACAATGGGGGGCCGAAGCCCCCCTTTACATCAGGATGTACCCGGAGAACCAAACATTCCGAGCGGATCAGACCATCCGAACGAATAACGCTCACGAGCCTTGTAACGAACGTTACCAGTGTCGAAATCTCCATCCATTGATGTTGCCATCGGAGTACGGATGAAGTGCTTCATACCATTGGGAACGTCTGTCGTCAGGAACCATGCGTTCGTATCCGTCAAGAAGTGGTTAACGGTGTAACCCTCGGGGATAGAACCCATGAACTTCAGAGCGTTGATGTCGTTGTCAGCCGTAGCAACACGGAGTTCCGTATCCAGCAGGCGAGTAGCAACGAACATCAGTGCGGGCGGCACAATCAACTTGCGCGGCTTGGCTGCAATCAGCAGGCCACGCTCATCCGTCCATGCTGCGATCTGAATAACTGCGTTTTCCAACGAAGTCTCGTTCAGGTCTGCACCAGTGGCAGGACGATTGGAGTTGACACCACCAGAGATCAGCGGGTGGCTGGTTGAGAACAGAGGCACGCCATCACCACCGTAATACTGGCTGGAGTTGGTAAAGCCATTGTTCAGAACGGCAGCAGCCTTGGTCTGCTTGGTGTAAGCCATCGAACGGGCCAGCGACTTGGTATAACGAGCGCTGAGAGAGTCATAGAGGTTGTCCTCAATTGCCTCTTCAGTGATCGCAAAACCGTAGGCGATGGTCTCGTGCGTATAG